GAAGCCCTTGCGGAACTTAAGGGTGTTTCGGTCGCCGTGGCGCAAAAAGCTCTACGAAATTACAGCGCCGATCAGCGGGCGAAAATCCTCGCCAATCCGTCCATTGTTGAGCGGGCCGCCAAGATCAAGGCCAGTCGCGAGGCTGAAGCCGGCAGCGTCAGCATGGACGACCTGATGTAATAACCTTCCAATCCAATCAAGATTTGAGGGGGGCCGAATGGCCCCTCTTTTTTTGTGTCTATTATTCCCCTCTTGTCCGTCATCGTACCCGGTCCCGGCCATCCCCCCACAGGCGGCAGGGGGCCACCCCAGTCTTTGTCCGCTCCCGAGACTGCGCACGATTTTGGAATAAAGGGGGACTTTTTCACGCTCCCTCCAACCTATCATCACAGTCATCTCGGAATAGGGATTCGACATTCGGGAATAGGCGTTCAAGGCGCGTGTTTTCACTCTCGAGATCAAGGACGATTGAAGTCCGCTTCAATTGTTCAACGCGCATCTCAAACGGCCAGCGCCGCGACTCAGGGACGGGCGCGATGCAATAAGTCCATATTTTCTCCCATGTTTCACCCTTCTTCAGATCAGCATAGTCCAACTCCAAACTGCTAGGGCGCGCCGCCATGATATTGTCCATCCCTGCCGTGATACCTTTCACATACTCCACAGTTGTGGGAAGATTAATATCCGCAAGAGCTTTGAAGACTTCAGCCTCTCTCCGTCGAATCACAACAAACTTGCATGCGCGCTCATCGAACGTTTCCAGAAGCTTCTTGCTGAAATGCGCGGCGCCGTTATCCACAGTTCCAACGTGTGGGAAATCGACTCGATTAAAAAACGCAGGAAGCTCGCGAATGTTCGCAACTTCGGGGATGACTTCATGGAAGCAATAAGAGTTATGGTAGGTAAGAAATGTAGCCAACCACGCACTACGACTTCTCGGCGGCGTCACCACGATGTAGCGCGGGTGAGAAGCGGAAAGAATATGTACACTCATTGCTGTGTCTCCTGGTAGTGATACGGTACGATTACGCTTGACTTCCTTCCACTGAAGTTTCGATCCTTAATGATAGTAGTTGTGGATGCGCCCATAAGGTCCGGCACCCACTTACCGGCCAGCCAAGCACTTCCTTTCCTTGTCGTATCGTCAATGACCCAAGACGTTTTAATCGGATCAGCAATCGCCTTAAACAGTTCCAACGCTCGTGGACAACTCCGTGCGTCATCATCGCCAGGCCCATCCAGCAGTATCAATTCGAACGGTGCGAGGTTGACCAATTGATCCTCATTAGGAATGCTGTACCATGAATCTGAACCTTCGATTGGACAAATATGAGTATACTTTGGGTTAAAGCCTATACTGCCGAGACGAGACTTATGCTCCTGCGCGTATGGCCCTTCATGGTCAATCCCAACATACAGCGCGCCCATAGCGATGCAGTAGTATTGCAGTATGTATGAACTCAATCCCGGTCCAAACTCAATCACGGAACGCGGTTGCAGCTCCGTTAGTAGCGCGGGAAGAGCTTCGATTAAATCGTCGCTGGCTCGCCAAGTCTTCTCATACAACGGCTCCACCTGGGCCATCATATCCTCAAACTTCGGCAATGTGTCAGCGGTAAGTAATGGTGCAGCGGCCTTTATCTCCACTTTAAAATTCTCCTCTCGGCTTTCTTCTTTCGTTTGTAATAATCCTGACGGCAAGGATCGGAATGAAAATAATTACTCCCTTTGGGGCGTCTCCGTTTCGGCATAAACATCTTTCCGCATCCCGTACACTCCACCATTTTATCTTCTTGATTCACACCTGTCCTCCAATCCGGTTATGGTTCGCATTTAATACTAATACGCATTCTACCATATACTGACGCAAAGGTCAAGTAAGGGATAGAGGTTACGCGGGATGTACCGCCTAGCTACTTGCGCCTTCATGCAAAATGTGCTATGCTTCGCCTATAGATGCGTGAATATTAGGAGAATGCGTTGGCAGAATCCGCACAAATAGCCAGAGTTTCATATACCCACGAGGCGATTGCCGATTGGTTGCTGGCGAACCCGGATAAGAAATTAAAAGAATGCGCAGACCAATTCGGTTACACGCAGGCGTGGTTGTCGACGGTCATCCACTCTGATGCCTTCCAAGTTTACTTCTCCCAACGCCGCGCCGCACTTAATCAGATCATTCATCACGGAATCTCAGCTAAACTCCAAGATACAACGCAGAAGGCTCTGGACATTCTTAATACACGATTGGATGAGCCAGAGGATTTGGAATCTGAATTTATCCTTGACGTAGCAGATAAGCTGCTCCATCGTCAAGGCTACGCGCCTGGTAAAGTCTCCCTCATACAGAATAACATCACAGCTCCAGTTCCTGGCGCGGTGGATATGCAGACCCTGTCTCGAGCACGACAGATGATGCAGGCGATTCAAACGAGTGTTGGAAACGATCCGAATATTATTGATGTGGTGCCAGAAGCGGAAGTCGATATGCTTCGCGCCGCGCAACGAGCTGAGGATAAATGATGCCATATCAAGGGATGATTAAACAATCACGAACACTGGATTTGACTGCCATCAGTCAGATCTTAGACGCAATGGCCCTGTCGTTTCTCGCGTACAGTCCGGAGCAGTTAGGTATTGGCATTCCCATTTACATGGCGTTGCGAACAATCATTAATGGTCTACAGGCATATCTGCGCTTCAAGACTAACGGACCGGTCAATTCTAAATGAAAGAACGTGGATTTACATACATAGTCTACGCAGTCGCGGCGGCAGTACTCATTGCTTCCATCATTGGATATGGCGAATATCGGTACGTGGCAGGCAAGAATAGTCAGAAGATGATTCATTTCCTTGCTGTGGAACAGCATCAACTGGATATGAAGGAGCTAAAAGATGCCCATAAAAAGCAATTGGATAAAGTGGTTACACAATATACAAGATTGGCTGCAGCACAAGCTTCCGAATTACGTAAAGCGTTGCGCGCAAACAAAGTGCTGCAAGATTGGTGGGATACTCTCATTGATCCTACTATTGCTGATTATGCTTGGATGCGCCCCGGAAGTGACGGTGAGGTGCGCCGCGGACCAGAGCTTAGTGCAGCAAATCCCGCTGCCGGTGAAGCCGGAACGTCCAACTAATGGCGACCTTGCCACATCTCACTCAACTCTCATACAGGCTATTGCCATTGACAATGAGAAAAAGGCAAGGTTCGCCACTCAATTTAATGAGTGCCAATAGGGGTCCACTTATCATGCGCGAAGTGGCCCCTTCTCTCTGTCAGGCTAACGGATTGTTTTCGAGGCCCGGCGGCCCCGGCCTTTCCCTCCTTGCAGACCCCGGCTGTGGCACCCATGCCCGTGGTGACTTAAAGGCCAAAAAGTTCAAGACTGTCTCAGACTTGCCAGAGCCCCAGGGTTACGGTGAGCGAGGACCGGTGGGCCGTGGCACGGTTGTTGCCGTTTGGCCCAGACCCGCCCGGAATTAGTCTAATGACTAACCTTATGGAGATAAAAGATGCTGTATTGGCGAGACATGCACCAGGCTTTACTAAGGTCAAGTCGAGAGCAACTGGCGCACAGAAAGCTGGTAAGAAGTATGAACGCCAAGCACTTAATTTTCTTTCTGAGGCTTGCCCCGGTTTCGTTCCACTTCCCTGGATAATGTATCGAATCAAGGATGAGTCTTTGTGGAGGTGGTGTCAACCAGATGGACTATCGATCGATTTTCGCAAAGGTCATATCCGGGTTATTGAATGTAAAATTCGCCATACAGCAAATGCGTTCATTAAACTTAATAATATCTATTTGCCTGTTCTTCGGCATTTGTTTCCTGGCAATCTCTGGAGCCTTTCTGGCGTGGAAGTTACACGAGCTTTCGATTGCGCTGTTAAGGTTCCGTGGGGAGTAAAGTTGTATGATACGGTATTAGACGTTCCGCCCACTAAACTTGGAGCTGTAGTGTGGAAGCCGACAATATCACATTAGAAGAAGCTGTCCATCTGGGCGCAGCTGATACCGAGTTTTTTAATCGGTATTTCTTGTCGAAGACTTTTCGTGATCCTTCTCCGCAGTTCCATAGAGATAGTGATGCGATCATTGAAGCGCCGTACAATCGGTATGTGAATATTGAAATGTTTCGTGGCTCGGCTAAGACTTCACGTCTTCGTGCGTTTCTGCTGAAGCGTGTTTCATATGCCATATCTCATACAATTGTTATTGTCGGCAAGAGCCAACCGCATTCGATCTATACGATTGAATGGTTGATGAAACAGATTCTTTTCAATAATACCCTGCGCGCTTTTGGACTGCAGAAGGGAAACAAATGGGCACCTGGCAGTGGTGAGCTTGAGGTTTATCATTCTGTTGCTGGTTACACTATTCGTTTGCTTGCGTATGGTATTACTGGTTCTATCCGTGGTGTTAACATTGATGATTATCGTCCTGATCTTATTCTTATGGACGATATTAATGATGAAGAAACTACAGGAACACCTGACGCTCGTGCTAAGACGGAAGACTTAGTCTTTGGTGCTCTTCAGAACTCTTTGGCTCCGCCGAATGAAGCTCCAAATGCGAAGATGATTAATATCTGTACGCCGCTGAATCGTGAAGATATTTCTCAGAAGAATAAACAATCGAAGCTGTGGGCATGCTCATCCTACGGATGTTTTGATGAAGAAGGCAATAGTCGTTGGGAAGAGCGTTTTCCCACGAAGTTTCTGCAAGAACAGAAGCAAGATATGATTGATAAGAACCGTCTCAGCATATGGATGCGAGAGATGGAGTGTAAGCTTATCTCGACAGAGACGAGCTCTTTTGTCATTGATCGCCTTCAGTATTATGACTTCATCCCAGATGGTGGGATTACGTTTATGGCCATTGACCCAGTGCCGCCGCCGAGCGATCGTGCTCTCGAGCGTGGACTCATGGGAAATGACTGGGAAGTCCTGGCAGTTATTAAGGTTCATAAAACTGGAGTGTATGTTTGTGAATATGTGAAGAATCGTGGGCATGATCCAGAATGGACTATTGCCGAATTCTTCCGGTTGGTAGAATTTTGGCGGCCTTTGCGTGTACGAGTGGAAACAGTGAATTATCAACGTACATTGAAGTGGCTGCTGGAAAAGGCAATGCAGGCTCGTCGTCGGTATGTTACGATTAATTCGAGCGATGGACGTAAAGGTGACCAAAGAAAGAAAAGCTATAGAATTATTGATGGCATCTCTGGGCCGCTGAATAATGGTAAGCTGTTTGTTAGACGTGATATGACTGATCTAATCTCTCAGATTGCAGAGTATCCAACCGTCGTACACGATGACGTGATTGAAGCTGTAGCTGAGGCCATTAATGAATCTAAAGCTGGAACTCTTTCACTTTTAGACGGCAGTTCGATGTTAGAAGAACTAGATGCTGAAGTGGAAGATTTACCAAATTGGAGGATGTGCCCATGAGTATTACAATGGATATGAAGTATCAGAGTCCATTGCATCGACGGGTGAGAGATGCCATTCTCGCTCGTGTGAGATTGAGTGATCAATATATGCGGGATCGTAATGCATCCTGGAGAAAGTCTGATGAAGATTCGATTGCATATATCAAAGAAACAGACAAGAACGCGTTACGTCGGCAAAAACGTGAGGATACTGGCGTTCCTCAATATACCACGATCATGGTGCCGTATTCTACAGCGTTGGTTTTAACTGCTCATACTTATTGGACAAGTGTATTTCTTTCCAGATCGCCAGTGTTTCAATTTATGGGATTGCATGGAGAGGCGCAATCATCCGAACAGGCGGTGGAATCATTAATCGCTTATCAGGTTCAAGTTGGGCGTATGCAGGCTCCGTTGTATGTTTGGATCATGGATGGAGCTAAATATGGTCTGGGAGTGTTGTCATCGTATTGGGATGAAGAAGTAACTACTGTCTCGACGATCGAAGAAGTTCCAGTAACATATTTGGGAATACCTATTAGTGGCAAGACTAAGAAGGTGAAAAAGAGTAAGACAATTCCAGGTTACCAAGGGAATCGTCTTTTTAATGTTCGCCCATATGATTTCATCCCCGATCCACGTGTGCCGATATCGGATTTACAAAAGGGAGAATTTGCGGGACGGCATACGACTCTGGGTTGGAATACAATTCTTCGTCGTGCTCAGGCTGGGCAGTACATGAATGTGGAACTGCTGAAGCGGCTGAGAAATATGTCACGAAATGCTAATCGTGACCAGGGTAGTGAACAGTTGCTGATGCCAGCTACAGATGGGCAGATGACAGATTTAAGTGTCACGTCGGATATTACTGACGTTGGCTTCTTTAATTGTATTGAAATGTATATTGAGTTAATTCCGAATGATTGGGGATTAGGTATTTCGACGATTCCAGAGAAATGGTATTTTCTGCTGGCAGAGAATGAGGTGATAATCTGTGCTCGTCCGTATGGATCATATCACAACAAATTCCCATTCTTTATTCAAGAGTATGAAATTGATGGGTATCAGTTAACTAAGAGGTCTATGTATGATTTCTTAGGTCCGATGAATGATCTACTAACCTGGCTGTTTGAAACGCATCTGCAGAATGTACGGAAAGTTATCAATGACAGTCTCATTGTCGATCCGTCCAAGTTGGTAATGAAGGATGTTCTTGATCCTACTGCTGGACGGCTTTGGAGATTGCGCCCGGAAGCTTACGGGACAGATATTCGTTCAGCTGCTTATCAATTTCAAACTGTAGATGTTACGCAGCAGCATATGCGTGACGCCCCGGTTATTATGGAGTTGATGCAGAGATTGTGCGGTGTGAATGAGAATATGTTGGGTATGGTAAATCCGGGTGGTCGTAAGACTGCTACGGAAGTTCGTTCATCCAACACCCTCGGTATTAATCGTTTGAAGACGGTAGCAGAATATAACTCTGCAATTGGTTGGAGTCCGTTGGGAAGTGTTCTTCTCCACGAATCTCAGCAGCGTTATGATGCTAATCGGAAAATGCGAATCGTTGGGGCGTCAACAATGGACACCTCGAGATATATCGATGTAACTGCGGAAACCATTCAAGGTGCTTATGATTTCTTGCCGGTGGATGGGACTATGCCGATCGATAGATTCGCTATGAGCAATCTTCTTAGAGAATTGGCTGTGGATGCTATTAAAATGCCAGGAGTTGGGCAGCGGTTAGATTTCATGAAGATGATTGATGAAATTGCGCAGCTTAATGGCATTCGTTATTTCAACAAGTTCAAACTTCAGGCGATGCCTGATGGTATGTTAGCTGGGCAAGCTCAGGCAGGTAATGTAATTCCAATGGGAGGTGCAGATGGACGAGTCGGAACAGAAGGTACAGGCGGAGTTCCAGGCCCTAGTCAAGTTGCCGGCGTGGGACCGACTAGTTAAGTTAGCGGAGGCGCAGATCAAAGTGAGAGAAGGTATGATTCTTGCGCCGGAACATGATAAACCAGCGGTTAATGGTGTGGTGGTAAGTCCTGAATATTTGAAAGGTGAGATATCTGGAATTAAAGCATTTATTCACCTTCCAGATGTTTTAATTGAAAATGTAAGACAACCAGCTCAGGAGAATGAAGATGACGATTCCGAACAGCACTACTAAAGTTGAACCAAATTCCGCCCCTAGCGCAGAGGTGAACGTGCCTCCCGTCGCACCTGAGCGCGATCCGGCGACGGCCTCTGTCGCTGGGGGCACCCAATCTCTAGAAATGGCTCTTGTTCGCGAAACATTAGCGGGCACTGCACCAGTTTCTACTGATGCCAGTCCTTCTCCTACAACGGTTAAGGACGAGGTGGATGATCCAATTGAAGCTAATGCGTTTGAAACGCTTCATGATGAATTTGATAATGATGACGTGGAGAAGGAACCAGTCATTACCCCTGAAGCTCCGGCGGCAGTGCCAGCTAAAACAGCTGCGCCCGCTGCTGCAGCGCCTTCAGCGGTAACGACTGAACAACCTCCCGCATCTCCGGCCGCGCCTGTTTCGAGCGAACATAGGCAGCCGGCGGCTACTCCGGGACTTCCGCCAGAGTATCCAAATCTGTTCGCTCCAATGACGCAACCTCAAGCTGCGCCAACGGAAACCCCGTCGGCAACAGGTGCAGCTACCCCGCAGTCAGGTGCCGCAGCTGCCCCAGCAGCCGGTGAAACTGACGAGCAACGGTTAACAAGGGTGCGTCAAGAGTATATGGGCAAGCTGGAACAGACCTATGCTTTTGGAGATGATGACGCTCGTGCCGTGATGTTAGAACCCGAAAAAGTTCTTCCAAAACACTTTGCAAAACTACATACAGAGGTTGTGGAATCTGCTCTGCATGGAATCTTGCAACAGTTGCCACAGGTGGTAGAGCAGACTATTGTTTCGCTGCGGAATCAGTATCAGTTGAATCAGTCCTTTTACACGGCCTGGCCGCAGCTCAATAAGAATGAATTTGCTCCAACTGTTCGTGGTATGTTGCATGCTTACCGTCAGCAGAATCCCAATGCAAATTGGGAACAAACGGTTCGTGAAGTTGGAGCTGCTGCGTCTATCGCGCTGCGGTTGCCGCTGCCTCCGGAATTGACGGGGACGCCGGCAGTTCAGCCAGCAACTCAGCCGATTCCACCTGTCGCTCCGGCTAATCCAGGTGGCGGGCGTCCGTTGAAGAAATCACAGCCAACGAATGAGTTTGAGAAGTTGAATGAGGAATGGGACTTTGAGGAATCACTCCCTGATAATTGATTGAGGTAATTTGAAATGCCTATTGTAGGCTTGCGTGGTACTGGTGACTGGGGCACTGATGAACGTCCGAAGAGTTTTCGTGAGACGATTCTGTTCCGTAACCCCAATGGTACGGCTTTGCTGACTGCTCTTACGGCAAAGATGAAGAAACAGACTGTAACCGATCCGGAATTTGCTTGGTGGGAAGAAGAGCTGAATCCGATTCGTCTGCAGGTCACAACTGCTGTAACAACGGGTCAGACGTCGATTGCCATTGATAGTGGCGATGCGCAGGATCTGGTCGTTGGTGATATTCTCTTGGTAGAAAAGGTGGAAGACGTTTCGTACAGTAATGAGCTGGTGCGTGTGACGGCAGTTTCCAGCGCCACAGCCTTTACTGTGTCACGTAGCTTTGCTGGTACAACGGCTGGAACGATTGCTGATGATTCTTTCTTGACCCGAATCGGTTCGGCGTTTGAGGAAGGTTCTGTTAAGGCAAACGCTTCGACCGGTAATCCGACGAAGTTCTCTAACTATCTTCAGATCTTTAAGAAGTCTTATGAGATCACAGGTTCAGCGTTGGAAGTTGCGACTCGTACCGGCGATCCGCTGAAGAACGACAAGCGTCGTAAGATGTTCCATCTGGCTGTTGATATGGAATATGCGTTCTTGTTTGGAAAGAAGTCAGAAACAACTGGTGCTGGTGGCAAGCCGCTGCGTTCTACTGGTGGCTTGATGTACTACCTGGCCCAGGCTTATGCAGCTGGTGCGACCCATTGTATCCGTCTGTGGACCACTACTCCAACTGAAGACGAACTCCTGGATGCTGTGTATAAGGTCTGGGATTACGACACGATGGATGGTGGCAACCCGACGGAACGTCTGGTGTTTGCTGGTAATGCCTTTATCAATCGACTGAACAAGCTGGCACGTGCTTCAAGCAGCACTCGTGTCAACTTCGACGGTACGGTGAAGGTATATGGTATGGAACTTCAGCGCTGGATCTTCCCACAGGGAACGATTTATCTGAAGTCTCATCCGCTCATGAACACTCATCCGCGGTTCACGAACAGTGCATTCGTTCTGAATCCGAATGGGATGATTTATCGTCCATTGAAGAATCGCGACATTAAGATGGATGAGGGTCCGGGCGGCAAGGGTATTCAGACCCCAGGTCAGGATGCCAAGATGGGGCAGTGGATTGGTGAAGTTGGTATCGAGTGGCATCATCTGAAGACGATGTGCTACCTCGGTAATTTCGGTAACCAGCCGTAATTAAGGAGGCTTGAGGAAAGGGGCCAGTTTCAATGGGGGAACTGGCCCTCTTTTCCTAATCTTATGCTATACAAAGTGTGGAGACCAAGTGGCGGATCGTTTAAGATGGGCGATATTTATCGTCTGTTGGATGATGGCTTTGAGAAATGCATTACACGTTATGAAAAGGGTAGAGTGGAAATAGTTGGCTATACTGGGATTGTGCTGCCATATGATGCATTAGCTCCATATGTGATTGCACTTCACAAAAACGGACTCGATTACCGCGCATTCGCGGAAAGGCAGAAAGGTAATTAAAATGACGAAGGAAGCGATTGTGGGTATAGCAATGCCAAGCTCAGGCACAGTATACGCTAAGACCGCTATTTCGATGGCTATGGTCGGTTGTCATTTTGGTATGAAACAGTTGGAAGGGTACAGTGCACAGAAGCTGCACATGCTGGTGTCATATGGAAGTATGATCTCACAGCAGAGAGAGAATTGTGTGATGATGGCATTACAAGCGGAATGTACTCATTTGATCTTTGTAGATGCGGATCAAACCTTTCCTAAGGATTTGATTCATCGGTTAATTCGGCATGACGTGGATGTGGTTGGAGCAAATATTCCGATCAAGAAAATTCCATCCAGGCCGACAGCCATTGCTCTCAATGGGAAGCTTTTATATACCGATCCAGAATCTACTGGATTGGTACAAGTACAACGAATTGGTACTGGGATTATGTGTGTAAAGATGGACGTGTTTAAGAAAATGAAACGTCCATGGTTCGATCAGCGTTGGGTACAGTCGGCTATGGCCTTTCGTGGAGAAGATGATTATTTCTGTGACATGGCACGCCGCGCGGATTTTAAAGTCTTTGTGGATCAAGATTTGTCAAAAGAAGTTGGACATGTTGGTGATTTTATTTACACACACGATTATGTTGGAGAAATTGTTCCAGAGCAAATTATCGAGGAAACTGATCATGCCCAAGTATAAAGTCCCACCGGAGAATTTTGGATTAGTAGATAGTCCAACAAAACCAGGTAAAACGAAACACTATCCAACTATCTATTTCCCTGTGAATAAGGCGATTATGGATAAGTTGGAGATTGACCAAGATGTTACAGTGAATATCAAAGGAGTGATTAAATCTTTGGAATCTCGTCAAGGCGAGAATATGACAAAGATGGAAGTGCGGATGGAGTTGAGAGAGATTGAGATGTATGCAAAAGGCGAATTCGAAAAACTGGCTGAAGATGAGGATGATGAATAATGACTATCGCTCTGTATGATAACACTACAGGCAGACTGCTTGCGCGTCTTGCATCATCTGCCGACTTGGAAGCGCCGCTGCCGGCTTATCTCGGCGCAAAGGATGTTGGACTTGTTCCGACTGAATACGTTTGGGATGCGACTGTAACCGCGTTTGTTCCACCAAAGAATCCTACGATCATTAGTATCGAGGATTTTATCAAACGCTTCACCAGCGAGGAAATTGAACGACTGCTGACGTATCAGGCAAACGAAACATTAACTGCTGGGCAGAAGGACTTAGTGGGAGCTTTCATTCAATATCTACAGTTTCGGACAACTGTCGGTCTTGGTGAAGCGTATGTACGGAAGTATGTACGATATCTGGAAGCTTGCAGTATTCTGGCGTCTGGCCGTGCGGCAACTATTCTGGCATAACTGGAGGAATTATGAGACTTAAGCGTATTTTTATAGATGAGATTGTGGATGGACAGGAGGGTGTAAAAGTCCTGAAGCATATTAAAGTTCTTCGGGCGGGAAAGATTCAGAACTTCTCTCCGAAGATTATTGAGCGTTTCATCGCTGAAGGGTTGATGGTTATTAATGGAAAAGAAATAGTGCTCAATACCGTGCCTCCGCTGAAGTACAGAGTGGTGCGCGGGCCTGGATATTATTGCTGCCATTGTAATGCGGCTGTTGGTGACAGTTCTGCGGCAAAGGAACATATCCTTTCTGCACATGCGGGAGAAGCTTCCCCTGATCCATTTAATCCTGCTGGGTATCGCAAGGATAATTTCTATCATTGTGAGAGGGTGATCTAATGGCTAACCAAGTATTTAATATTGCATTAGGACGTGTGGCAGAACTCTATAACCGAGTTGACTCCAATGATCCTGTAAATTCGGCACTTGTTATTGTAGTACTGGCTACAGCGGGTATTGAATCTGATGCGGTGTTAAAGGATAAAGATGATCTCGCGGCGGTCGTTTCAGGTACGACGAACGAAGTTACCAATACGGGTTATGCTCGTAAAGTGTTAACTGATGCGGATATTGTCGCCTTTGCTCCAGATGATACGAATGATCGTGTTGATTTGGACATTCCTGATCAGACGTGGACAGCAGTATCTGCTGGTGACGGATGGAATGATATTCTTATCTGCTACGATAGTGATACGACTGGCGGTACAGATGCCAATATCGTTCCGTTGACGATGCATGATTTCGTCGTCACTCCAGATGGTAGCGACATTGTAGCACAGATTGCGGCTACTGGATTTTATCGCGCATCTTAATCCTTAGT